TGTTTGTCTAATCTGTCAGGTAACAGAAACCTCTTGGTATCACGTGAGGGACCCATATCGCGGGTCGGTTAAGTACCTCCTAACTCTTCGTCAATATAGACGGCAATAGCTCCAAAACTACGTTTAGAAGCCCCCTGGTGCTACAGGCATAAATCCGAACGAGGCCCCACTGATGGTCGTCGCGACAGCCGATACAGTAATTACTGCCGTTGTTGCTGTCGCTGTAACCGTCATAGTGTCATTTGCGACTGTTCCAGCTCCGTTAATCAAGTCATTCTGAACGGATGTCTTCAATGTGACTCCTGACGTCAGAAACGTGTTGACTATTGTTATGACAGTACCTGCCATGCTGTTGCTCACCCAATATTCTGCGCCAATGGTCAAATTTGTTAGCGTAATGACACCAGCTGATGTGCATGACTGAATGTACGATCCATTAACAATTGTGGGAATTAGCCCAAATATCGATGTGGGCGTTACAGAACCCCCGCCATTTGTTATTGTGCCACCTAAACCTGCACCAGCAGCCAACACTTGGGGATTTATTAGCTCTATTTCATATTCTAGATATACTTTCCCCCAATTAACTGCAGTGCCGTCTGCTGTGCACAGGAACATTACGGCAAAGTCATAGGTCTTTATGTCAAGGTTGACAGCCAGTGGTCCGTTGCGTATGAACAACTCTCTCGATCTTTTCATATCAAAATTGAGTGTTATCGTCTTCCACGGAGCGTCATCTGCTGTCCCATGGAAAGCCGAGGCACTCAAAGCTGAAGTTGGTGGAGCGTCGGCGGAATCATAATCTGGCACAAGCATCATCGACCCAGGGGTAGACGTACCAGTGCGAGTGTAGTAAGTGGCTCGTAATTTCCTGAAGCGGTATTTCTCCCAAGCTGGTGTCTGTGTCGACAGCCACGGAAAGCTACCTGACAAGCCTGGTTGGATTGGTATTGTTGTGCTCGTGAAATTAACGGTCCCAGCCACTATGCTGACAAGTTCACGATGCTTAATAACCACGGAATCATCTCTAGTCCGAATAATCACTGGTTGCCCAGTGGACATTCCGGTGGCATACGAAGCCGCCACCCCACCTTGTACAGCTCGCGCAGCCTTAGGAAGAGGTGTAAATTGTGGTCGCCGATTATCTCGTGGTTGTGGCTGGTGGGCGATCTTATCAGCATATTTCTCCAGTTGTTTCATTTCTTTAATCACTTTGGTCTTAGCTGGAGGTTGTGGTGTTGGTCCAGGATTCAACTCTACACCTACCAGACGTTTCTTTGGGGAAAAGTAGTCTATCACGGGGTCCAGGGCTTCAACAACTCTGGACACCGCGGGATCGATGTAGGATTTCTTCACATGGCCATAAGGATTGGTTCTCATGACGGTCTCAACGCTGTTAACAGCGGCTTGTGGTACAAAAGCGTAGCCAGCATCCACTAAATCTGCAGCATGCACGAGAATTGGATCTTCACTCAATCTCGTTGGTGGGCCTGGGTTTGTCTCAACCCCAACGAGTCTTGATTTGGGGGGGACACCAGCACTGGGCGCGCGTTGATTCGATAAGCGGTCCCGGAGCCGGTCAAGCTCACTAGTGTCATTAGTGGCCCATCCGGATCGTCCAAGACCCACTCCGTCGTCATGAGTTGGCGACTCTGCAGCGCTAGATTGATTAGAAACTCCATTGACGACTGGCGTATTGAGTTTGGCGCTTGCAGACTTGATAAAAACGTTTCCTCCATTGTTGTCTCCGGTGGGCTGAGGTCTGCGTCTTGTTGATCGCATTGGTGGTCTTGTAGGTACAGCTCTTGTTCCGGGGTTGTTGGTTGGATTGGCCATTGGAGGTTTGCTTGCATGTGCTGGTACTGAGGAAGCTGGTGAGGGGTTAATGATCGAGGCGTCCCTCGGTTTATATAACTCACCATTTACCTTCACAGGCTGCGTTATGTCATCGACCTTCAAATCTGGTTTGTCAATGAAACGGGGGCATTTTAACATCTCTTTAAGGGATCGGCATTTAGCCAACCAGAGGCGAAAATCGCCCAGACGGAATCCATCAAGTCTTTGTTGTATTACGACTTCATCCATCCACCCATCCGCATTTTCGTTGGGATATTGCTCGTCCTCGGAATAATTAGCGTTCCACACTTTGTGGATGTTCTTAAACTCCGAGGCATCACGTCTTGATAATTCAACGGCTCGGGTCACAAACTCCCCAATTATTGGGGTCGCAGCGTCGGACAAATACAATGCATAAGCTTTCTCGTACAACTTGTCTTCAGCACTGTTGTCAAGATTCACGCAGGTATGCAGTTTTGATAAGGACCTACTAATATCTGCGCAAGAGTGTGGACTACCATACCACACATGCCTAGAATAAAGTCTAGCAAGAAATGTAACACCACTCTCTCCCCTGATTACCTTATCAGCTTCAAGGACGTGTCCAAATTTTGCACAGACGCGTGTATACAACTCGGGATCGACATCCGCCGTCAGTCCGTCATCTCCCCCATAGACTCCCAGCTTAGCCCAAGCTTCATCCGATTCCAACCCGGCCTCACGCAGGCAACAGTATGCCATAAAGGCATTTAAGAAGGAATTGAACAAAGCAGTCTCAGGGGACCCCGAAAGCCGATTGAAGAGATTTTTGTATTTCACGCCCATCCTAGTTACTCCCTTACTGTTATATTGTCTTCTCATGGCTCGAAGCATGGAAGGCCAGTGTTCCTCTGGGAATAGTGCTTTCATCAAAAGTTCCTCGAACTGTCGGGAACTACGATTGATACGCCCATCAAACCTGGATAGATCGGTGTTGATGACGTGTGTTGCTGCTGCACATATAGCTTGCACGCGCTCGGAAATACCCTTAGGCTTCCGGCCGAACGCATACCATGGGAGTTTCTCCATCAAGGCTGCGACAGCATATGTGTATGCACTATATTCATACTTATCCTTCCCATTGATAGTGGCAATGGGCCGGCCGGGTGCTATTTTCTGATAGGCCTCTTTCTTCATGAAACTCTTAACCAGTGTTGAAATGGTTTGAACGAAGGAGGCTTCGCCAGTTATCCGGGCTTGGGATGGGCGTGACAATTTTTCAGTAATGTAATCATAGTCAACGGGGACACAAGGTCCAAGGATCTTAGCTGTCAATTGAGCAAACTCCATAGCATATTTTAACTCAGTTGCGCCCAATGCGTCAGCTGGTTTTTGTAGTTTGACAATCCGCTCCTGAACCATAGCCTCATCACTCTCCTTAGAGCAAGTCGGGGCATAACAATCAGGCAAGATCGGTTCCATGAATGGGGTTACAGAGGGTTTCTCATCCATATGATAGCTAGGGTTTATGGTGTAGTTGTTCACCGCATCACTAGCTACAGAGGCAGGTACAGCAGCAGCGGCCTGCCCCTTTGTCTTGCGGTGATATTCAACTAACGTAATAACAGCTTTCTTATCAAGCTTGTCATTAAGTCCCTGGACCTGGAATCCACTCAATTTGCTGTCAGAAATGGCAGCCATGCTAGCCGCAGCGTTGTCTTCCTTTATGTCGACTGTCGCGGCATTATATGTACCGACCGCAGCTGTGCTCATAAGGAACTTCCCTTGAGGAGAGTCCTTCGTGGGAGCACAAGAAACAGCCAATCGGATGGTGTCTTTCTGAACTGGTTCCAACCTCTTGAAATCATGTCCACTAACGAACATAGAGAAAAAGCAACCAACTGGTCCAAATTTGACAAGTGGTGTTAACGCGATCAACTGATGATTCTCGTCAACTTGCCTTTTCTCAACGGTAAAGAAAGACTTAGCATAGGTAATCCCCAAAAACTTCTTACGCATGACTAGACAGTCAGGGGAATAATCCCACACCTTATGTATGTATGGTGATCCAGCACCACCAGTTACAGTATAAACGACGTTGTTATCCTTGTCAAATGTGAACTTATAATCAACGAACGTTCCTGCCGCAACTGACGGCTGGAATGTAAAGAGCACCACTGGGAGGAAATAATCATGTAGTTTCTGGGGGAGATCGGGGATATGTTCATCAACATCAATCATAATGATCATGTCGTTCGGTTCCGGTTTCTCCTTCCGTACTTCTGCATTAAAATCTTTAGCCCAGTGCATGCGGCGCTCGCCCTTTCTCCCGGCACGTTGATCTGAGGCAGACATTGACATGTAGAATGGACTACGGAGGCAGGCGTAAGCATACGCTTCTGCAGCCGCAGACCCTGCTGAACGAACAGCAGCTGCATCTCCATGTGTGTGGCCTGCCACAACGTGACGATTCGGGATTACAATCTCGGAAAATGTGCCACGATCAAACTGATTCATTTTGACAACGCGGGCATAGTCAGCCGAATATTCATTATTCTTCAACTTTTTGTAGAAATTAGCAATGCCACCAATAACGGCGGACGTTGTACTACAAATGGTAATGATTTCGATGACCAACATTTAGA